AAGATTATAATATTGATTATCAGTATTATATAAATAAGGCAAATGAAATAGTTGATAAAGTTGACCCTGTTTTTAAGAGAGATAGAAAACTTAGAGAAAGTGGAGCGATATTATTATTCTAAAAAATTAAGTTATGTCAAGAACAATAGAATCAATTAAAGAGAATGAGGTGGTTTGGTGCAAATCCCCCGAAGAGGCGAAAGAGTTTTGTAAGTTACTTGCTATTGCAGGGAAAAGAACGAGAAATGGCGATAGTTATGCCATAGTTGTAAATAATCATATCGGTGAATTATGTTACAATATTAGTCGGGGCGCATGTGGAGATAGACCGTTTTATGAACAGGAATTAAAAATTATTACCCCCGCTACAGAGTTTATAGAAGATCAGCAAAGTGATCCTATATTAACACCCGATCATCTAGGAATTTACAAACAGGGTCAGGAAGCAAAAAAAGAAGGAATACCTAAAAGCGATAACCCTTATATAGGAGTTGTTGGTAATGCTGAGAAAATATGGTCGGATGGATATGAAAGTGTAAATAACTTAGTAAAAATATCCTATGTACAAGTGAAAAGTGTTCCTTATCAACTATGTCCAATGTGTCATGGAGAAAAACAAATAGTTAGTAGTTTAAGAAGGTCGCAAGATGGACAAGTACAATCATCAATAACGATAAAGTGTCACATCTGTAAAGGGGAAGGTATTATCCCTCAATTTGTAATAGAGTAACTAAAAACAAAAACTCATGAAATATTTAAAAATTACTAATAAAGGAGAAATTGATTGGCGGTTAATCTCCTTGTTAGGGGGAACTACAAAAAGAGAAAATAGTGCAGCTATTGGTAGATATGGATCAGGTCTGAAGTATGTATTGGCATTTCTTTTACGGGAAAACCTTGCGTTCAAAATATTCTCCGGAATAAAAGAAGTAGTAGTATCAGTAGATACAGAGAGTATACGAGGTGAAGAGTTTGATATCATCTGTATAGATGGGCATAGAACCTCAATAACAACTAAAATGGGGCCTGATTTTCAGACATGGCATTGTGTAAGGGAATTGTGGAGTAATGCCATAGATGAAGGAGAGAATAGCTGGAGCATAGGATCAGAAGTTTCCCCGGTAGCAGGTATGACACACTGGTATATCCAGTTAGATAAACAGATACAAGAAGTTATTAAAGATTGGGATAAGTACTTCATTCATCATCAAAAACCCTTGTGGGGAAATGAGTACTACAAAATTTATCCTGGTGGGCAGTCTCTAAGAATATACAAAAGTGGTGTTCTTGTACATGAAGATACCAGTAAACCAGCACTGTTCGCATATGATTCTATGTTAGCAGAGATAAACGAGTTACGTGAGTTCAAGGGTTCTCAAAGTTGTGCAGTAGTACATGCTTTATCAGAAAGTAATGAGGATGTTGCTAAGTACTTTTTCGAGAATATCAAAGAAAATATGTACGAGGGCGATATGGACTGGAATTGGTTTGTGGGTTCCTGGTCAGAGGACTGGAAAAATGTGTTGGGAGATGCTAAGTTGATATACCCGAAAGCAATGGATGATATAAAGAGCAAGGGGATAACTCTGGACGAAGTAAAATTGATAGTAGTACCACAATGCGTATATAAAGAACTAACTAAGTTCTTTCCTGGTATAGGGGCACTAAAAGCAGCAGATAAAAGTAGTCAGTTTTATGAAAATTATGATGAGAAGTTAGAGTTCCGGGTAAAACAGTGTTTGGCTATTCTGGAAACTTGTGAATATGTAATGCATCCAGAGTTAGAGTTTCGTTATGGGTTCTTTGAAGATAAAGGAACTATGGCAAGAGTTAACCTGGATGAAAAGATAGTATACATAAGCCAAACCATGCTCAATAAATCACTCTTTGACATAACAGCAATGTTAATAGAAGAGAATGAGCATTTTAACACAGGATTGACAGATGAAAGTCGTGCGTTTCAACAGCACTGGATAAATCTCTACACAAAAGAGTTACTTACCCGGCATGAGGTAGAAGTTTAAAAATAAAGTCAGAGAAAAGTTTGCATAATTAAAAACAATGTGTAATTTTGTGTTGTCAAGTGGACCCTTGGAAAGCACTCTTGACAGAAACTTACTGAATTAATTCCCCTAGACAGGAGAATGCAGATAAAGAATAACCTCAATCAGAACCTTCCAAGGGTCCATACGATTGGGGTTTTCTTGTTCTGTTACTAATCCTCATGATACCTGTAAACGAGTATAACCAGGTAAATTAATAACACAGTAAAACCAGAAAGTCTATAGGCTGCAGTAGATCCTGTAAGATTTAGCTAACTATAGAAATAAGAATGGATGTTGTGAAATTTCCTGCTCTGTGTGTAACTTCACAACAGGACCTCGTGAGAACTGTAAATGCAGCATCCCCCCGAAGTCGAGGGAACATAGATTAAGAAGCTATGAGGTTGAGGTTGGTACTGAATTGAAAAGAAGATACTCAGATAACTCTTCTTGAACCTACTGAGAGTACCTCAAACCCCTTCGGGGTAAAAGGGGAAGGTCTCACGAGGGAAAAAGTTCTTATCAAAATAAGTGTAAGTGTAAAACGTATGGAAAACGAACTAATAGAAGTAGAAATAACTGTCAGTAAGAAAAACAAATTCAAGTTACTGGTAGATGAGTATACAGCAAGTAATTTACAGGCATGTATAGATAACTGGAGTATGAGAACAAATAAGTATACACAGCAGTCATTAGCAGACTATATAAATAGTAAGGATTATGCAGGATGTAAAGCAAAAATAATAAAATCGTAAGTTATGATAATAACAGATGAAATAATTACAAAAGCAGGAGAGTTAGAAGAAACTTTTCACGCACAAATAAATCAGATAATAGAGAAAGGAAGTAGTACTGTTAGTTATGAAAGTATGAGATCAGCAGTAGTTAATCTCAAATTAGCTGAACTGGAGTTACGTATAGAGAAACTGGAAAATGGTAAAGTAGATAAACTTTCCCCCTCAGAAGCAAGTGAACTTTTAAAAGATATTAAATAACAATCAAAAAATCAAAAACAATGTTAAAAACACCAAGTACACAGCAATTAGTAGAAGTAGCTAATGAAGGACTCGTAGCACTTTTAGACCAAAATGTATTAATCTTTTGTTTTAACTATTTCTATTATGGTAAATTAGTAGGAGTAAATGATAGTTGTATAAAACTGCAAAATGTATATCAGGTATTTGAAACTGGTGCGTTTAGTGATAGTAAGTACAAAGATGCTCAAAAGTTAGCAGAAGAATGGTATATACAGATATCAGCAATTGAAAGTTTTGGTAAATCGTTTAAGGTTACTTCTCTTTAAAACTAATTTTATGCAAATAGCAAGTAGGCCACATGCAAATAGATATAGGTCAAGGTCATGGTCAGGGTCAGGGTCAAGGTCAAGGTCATGGTCATGGTCAAGGTCAGGGTCATGGTCATGGTCATGGTCAAGGTCAGGGTCATGGTCATGGTCAGGGTCAGGGTCAGGGTCAAGGTCATGGTCATGGTCAGGGTCAGGGTCAAGGTCAGGGTCAAGGTCAGTATAAAAAATTTCTATAAACCCTATCACTTATTGATTAAATCGTACACAAAATGAACTTAATAGATATAAACGAATCGCAAATTAAAGCTTTAAGTAAAGTTTCTCTTAACCTCACACACTTTTGGTTACTACACCTACTCTCGGGGGTAGATACAGTAGTATATATCCCCCAGATAAGAGAAAGAAAGTTATTAGAAGATAGAGGGTTAATTAGTAAGAAAGGTATCCTACCAGCAGGGGAAGCGTTTTATAAACAGATATGTGATACTAAGTTAGAAACCCCCGTGAGTAAGAAAGTGAAGGAAGAGGCAATAGATAATGGTTTTAGTGAGTTCTGGAATAGTTATCCAGCAAGTGCTAACTTCTCATATCGGGGAATGACATTCAAGTCAGAGAGAGCCTTAAGAAGCAATAAGCAAGTATGTGAGATGCTATACAACGCAGCTATCTCTAAAGGGGAAGTAACCAAAGAACAGATACTGGCAGCACTTAAATACCAGGTACGGGAAGCAAAAGAAGCAAGTTTTAAAACAGGTACAAATAAGCTACAGTTCTTCCCTGGGGTAGAACCCTATTTGAGACAAGAAAAGTATATGGCTTTCATAGAAGTAGCTACAGAACATTCAGATGAACAACCAAGTGATTCTTGTTGGGCATAGTTAAACCAAAAAAATAACAAAATGGATATAGCAATAATAGCACAGGAGAAAATAAATAAACTTGTGTCAGATGGTTCAATAGACACCATGATAGAAACACAGATAAAGAAAACACTGGAATCAACAATAAGTGATGTATTCAGGGAATATAGTGATTTTGGTAAGGATTTGAAAAAGGTAATCAGCGATAAGTTAAAAGTTAACCTTGAACAAATTGATATTCCCCTATACAGCAATAAAATAATGCAGGTTATAAAAACTACATTGGTGGCAACTGCATTAGAACCATCCATAAAAAGGATACAGGAATCAGTAAATAGTTGTCTTAATCAAATAGAAAAGAAGAACTGGAAATTGTCAGAGATCATACGAAAATATCTAAATGACAATTATGGAAATGAAGATGCTACCTATGAAACAACAGAACCTGAATATAGTAGTTTCTGGGTCAATATAGGGAATAAAAAAGCATCATACAGTTATGGTACTAAAAATGATAAAGATCTACGGTTAATAGTAGACAGCAAGACAAATGTGATCAGGAATGTATGGTATCAAAATAAGCCCCTGAATGGTTTAAAAGTAGATAGGTTATACAATTTTGAAATGTTCCTAATGGGGTTATGGATAAATGAATGTGTACTGGAAATAGATGAAGATGAATCCGATGAAGCCTGTATAAGAGAAAATGAATGTCACTGTTAAAAATCAAAAATTATGTACATAGTAATAGAATGTTGGCCTGATGCAGAACATGCAGAAATAGTAAGTGTACCAGAAACAGGTTGGAACAAAACATTTGATACAAGAGAGGAAGCACAAGAAGAAGTTGATGATTGTCAAAATGGAATAATAATAGAGATATGAGTTTAAGCTCCGAGTTAGATCATCAAATACAAGTAGCAAGGAAAGGTAAATCAGGAGTAATCCCTGTAGCATACAATCGTGTAAAAGATTATATAGACATTGCTAAAAACACACTCTATAGTATAGCTGGAGAAACAGGTGTAGGTAAAAGCACCCTTGCTGTTGATATGTTCCTAGTAAATCCGATTATGTGGTATCTGGCTAATAAAAACGACAATATCAAACTATCGGTTATCTATCTGTCAATGGAGCGAAAGTTGTATATGATGACCAGCCGAATTATCAGCAGATTGATCTATGAGGAACAAGGTATAGAAATTCCCCCGAAGAAGATATTGGGCCGTAATGGGGGGTATCAATTAACAGATAGTGAATATGCCTTAGTACAAGAGTATTACAAACGAATAGATGAATGGGAAAAGGACGATGTGTTGATATGTCAGGAAGGTTCAAAGAATAGTACCGGGATAAGTATGTTCCTGGAAGAGTTTGCTAAGAGAAATGGTAAAATAACACTAAAGGATAAAGAAGATAAGAGTTATGAGAACATCCTGGCAAAACCAAAAACATACGAACCAACTCACCCAAATCATATAGTAATTATCATCACTGATCATATAGGTATCTTAACCCCGGAAGACAAGGGTGCAAAAACAAAGAGTACTATAGATGTATTCAGTAGGGTAATGAGGGAAGCAAGGGATGTATATGGGTTTTCCCCGGTAATAGTGCAACAGATGAATAGAAACCTCTCAGATGTACATAGACATAAAATGGGGGAACTAAAACCTAAGTTGAGCGACATCGCCGATAGTTCAAACACTAGTCATGATTCCGATGTAGTCATTATTCTACATGACCCCTTGAGGCATAATGGGGAAGTTAGAGAAGCAGGTTTTGATGTTAAACGATTTAAGGATAAATTTCACAGGAATTTTTATAGATCATTGCACATAGTTAAGAACAGTTTTGAGGCTTCTGACGTACCTTTCCCAATGGGCTTTCATCCAATTTACGGTATGTTAGCCACACTACCTCGAGGGGATAAAATTACGGAAGATATCTACAGAGAAGTATTATCAGGTCAGTACTTTCTTAGTAATGGGGATAGTCAAGAGAACATCGAAGAACAAGTTAAAAAACCATTTAAGTTTGGACAAAAATAAATAAGTTATGATAGAAAATCCTACAGAAAAACAATTAGAATCAGTACTACAAAAATTAAAAGATGCTGATCCACAATTCGATTTAAACATTGAATTTGGCAGATTGCTGATGATACATATCAATGATTTTACCCCTGAACAAAGGAATAGATATGATGAACTAAAAGTAATTTTAAAACAAAATTATGGAACAACAAAATGATAATGCCCCCGAGACACAGAAAAGTTATGTGCAGGAATTTTTAGAACAAGTTAAAGATACAGATGGTAATTATCAAAAACTGTTTGCAGAAGATTGTATAGAAAGATATATGACAAGTACTGACTTTCAAGGTTTCTGTAAAGAACTGGAAGCACTACAAAATATGAGAGATGCACTAGGTGACTATCTAAAGTATTTAGAAACTAAACATGAACAGTAATGGGATACAGTACACAGTTTAAAGGAGAGTTGCAATTTACAAAAGAATTAAAAGCAACAGAGTTAGCTAAGATAAAAAGTTTCTTAGGAGAAGATTGTAGAGATCATCCTGAATGGGGAAGAACCGATCTTACCTATATCGACCTGGAGTTATTGGATAATTTTTCAGGTCTACAATGGGATGGTGCAGAAAAAACATATGACTTAATAGAAAAAGTAAACCTGATAATACATGAGATGCAAAAAGACTTTCCCGATTTTGGCCTACAGGGAGAATTGTTAGCTCAGGGGGAAAGTATAAATGATAGGTGGATACTAAACATAGAAAATAATGTAGCAGTAGAAAGGAGACTAGCGGTGACTGGTAATAAAGTTACATGCCCTCATTGTGGAAAAGAATTCATCTTAGAAGAAAGTAAAAACAACTAAATAAATTATATGGAACAACAAGAAAAGAAAAAAGATGAGATCGTATTACCAACAGTTTCCCAAAAAGCAAAAACTGTAAATGCTAAAACAATGTGCATATATGGAAAGCCTAAAGTGGGTAAGACTACTGCCTTATCACAGTTAAAGAACTGTTTGATAATTGATACAGAAAAAGGTACTGCATTTATTGATGGTATAATAATGTCCCCTCCAGAAGATGCTGGTCCAGTTACCAGGTTTAATTGGTTAAAGGATGTAGCAAAGAAAATAAAAGAAGCCGGACGACCTTATGATTTTGTAGCAATTGACACATTATCACAATTGGATTCTGATTCAGAATGGGCAGGAACATTTCGGTTCATGAATAGTATAGCAGGAAAAAACTTCAATAGAGATAGTGCTGGGAATAAATTAAAACCGACAGATTCAAGTTATGAAAGTGTACTATCTCTCCCGAATGGTTATGGGTATAGATGGAGTCGCGATGAGATAATGGACCTATATGATGAGCTAAAAGACTTGGGTAAAATCTGTACAATCTTTGTATGTCACGTAGCTGATAAGATGGTAGCCAATAAAGGAAATGAGCAGGTTATGGTAAAGGATTTAGCACTAACGGGGAAAGTGCGTGATCTGATACCAAGGTTGGTAGATGCTATAGGTAATGTATGGAATGAAGATGGTAAGCTAATGATCTCATTTGTTGGAGATAATGAGAAGATTGGAGGCGTTCGTGCTAAACATTTACTAGGGTACAATAAAGAATTAATTTGGGACGAGATTTTTATAAAAGAATAATAAATAGAAACAATTAACTAACAACTAAACAAAAACTAATATGAAACTAGGAGAAAAGAAAGAGTTTGATAGAAAATTATATACAGGATTTGCTCTTGTCGAGGTTGTGGCTATAAATCCCACAAGGGAATCCTTAGCAAAAATTAAGGGCTATGAGATCAAACCCCCGGAAGAAGGTAAGAGTGCCCCTACTGAATTTGTATACGAAGGTATTGCAGATGGTAATGACTTTTTAGATATAGTATTCTATCTAAAGGTACTTAACCATGATGATAAACCAATTATGCCTGTGAGGTTCAGGCTAATAGATAAAGATGTAACATCAGAAAAAGATGAGAATGGTGTAAAGACAATTAAGTACCAATGGGTAAACGCTCAGGGTGGAAGTACGTGGGTAGATGAAGAAAAGAACCTGCTGGAAAAATTTAAAAAAGTACAGGTAAAAGGACAGAACATAGCAGATAGAGTTTATCGTCTTGCTATTCAGGGGGAAGCTAATTTTTATGGGTTCCTTCAGGCATGGTTGGATAAAGGGGTTGCGTTCTTTGGTGAGGCATCTGTAGATACGAATATCTTGATCGATAAGAAAAAAGCCTTGCGTAACATAGACATATACATAAAAAATGAACTTAAACCACTATTGGGGAGTGAACAAGTTGGTAAATTCAACGCATTGGCGATGGTTAATATCTCTGAGAAAGATGGTAAGATAAACCATTTCCAAAATGTCTATAACAACTTCTGGCCTGAATGGAAGTTTAAGTCAATGGTAACATCTGTTAATACAGGAGACTGGAACATCAATGCTGATACTATTAAGAGTTATGAGTATCTTACTAAGGCATTGAAAAAGAGTGCTTACTCTTTAGGGTGGATAAAATTGTTTAACCCTGACGAACATCTTTCTGCAACTAATGAAACATTTAAACCTGCCCCTGGAGAAGAAAAGGAAATTGATGCTGATTACTAACCCGATAGAGTTCACGACTTAAAGAGGGGAGCAGAAATGTTCTCCTCTTAATTTTCTAAAAACTATAAAAACGAGATAAATGAAATTACTATTTAACAAGAACATAGGAGAAGTTTTTTACAAACACCCTGTAACAGATGAAGAGGTGAGTATCTTTCCGACAGAAGATATAAATCATGACGCTATAGAAGAAATGCTTAGTGGTTATAATGCAGAGTATTCTCTTAGCAGGGTAAAGAGTAATATGGAGACAGATACCCGTCTTACAGGGGATGAGATAGACTATATCATAGAACAACTGGAGATGTTTGAAGAGAGTCAGGAAACTGCTGGTAATGAAGCAGAAACAGGTACTCCCTGGACAGATGAAGACGGTGCAACGTTTGTGCAAAAAGCAAATGCCCCTGTAGGTACTGTAATCGAACCGGAAGATAAGATAGATGCACAGATAAAGAAAGGTGAAGAACTGATAGAAGCATTGCCAAAACCAAGGAAAACACGTCAACCAAGAACTACCATATCATCTGTTCCGGGGGCAAGTAAGAGAACCTTAACTCCACAAGAGTATATGCAGAGTTTGCAGGAGAAAATGGACCTTACTAAACTGTTATCAGAAACACATACCCCCGAGATACCAGAAGGGTTAACGAAGGATGGTAGAAAACTGATGGTAGAGTTTGCCAGCGATTATAATAAGTTGATAGTAGAGTACCTAGAAAAAATACAAAATCTGTGAGCTATGGGATATAGATGGAAACCAAATGCAACTCAAAGAAAAGCATTTGCAGAAAAAATGAAAGACCCAGATGAGAAAAAGATTTATGAAGATAGGAAGTGGGTAAAAACTCATTATAGTAATGATCCAAGAAGTTTCAAACATAAGTCATTTATACCGACTCAATTTCAATATGATAATGCTATGAATTTTCTTAGAGAGAAATTACTAACTTCTCAACAAGAAGATGCTTGCAATCAAGTAATATCGGGGTTTATTTGTCAGAATAAAATACACCATGACTATATACACATAGTAAATGAATTAACAAGAAACAACTAACCAAAAACCAAGGGAATGTTAGAAGAGCAAAAGAATGAACCCCGATATCGACTATGTGACATACTTGGTCTTGCATCGTGTTTGGCAGATGAGGACTTTAAAAAAGAACTTGCTAAAGAGAAGATACCAGATATAGATATCTATGAGATAGTGCCAAAGATGGTAGAGGGGGAAGGAGAGGAAGTAATACGATTAGTGAAACAGATAAAACCAAGGTGGGCAACAATTTATTTTAATATACGCGAAGAATATATAAAGCTACTGGAAACGTTTATCAAAAAGGAGTAGTAAATTTACTCTTCACACACAAAAATCTTTCTGTATGGTGCTCGCAGCAAAAAAGGTAGAAATTACCCGGGACTTCGTATTCTCAAAAATTAGCTCAAGTGACATATATAGCAGAGAACTTCCGGGAATACAAATAGGACAGGCAGTATGCTCCCCACTACGAAAAGATAGGTCACCGAGCATGATATTAAAGATCGGACAGGCAGGTGAGATGAGACATAAAGATATGGCCTATCCAGACGATGAACGGTTCAGTGGAGGGGCAGTAGACTTTGTAATGTCCAGGTATGGGTTATCATATGGAAAAGCTCTGGAAAAGATATCACAGGACTTTTGCTTACTAGAAGGGGAGAAGGTGTATAGGGAGATAACAGATAAGTATGTAAAGCCTGTTATGGATATTAAACGTTCATGTTTTATTCAAGTATCAGCGAGGGGTTGGGAAAAACGTGATGTTCAATATTGGGAACAGTTTGGTATTGGTGTAGAACAATTAAATAAAGAAAATGTGTACCCCTTGAAGGAAGCATTTATAAATAGAAAGAATGTATTTTCAGAATCAGAATCTAAAAAAGAAATCGCATACATCTATCGTTACACAAATGGTTTTAAATTGTATTACCCCACTAGAGAAAAATCTGAAAAATGGAAAAATAACATAAAGTCAAATGTTGTCGAAGGATTAGAAAAAGTAAATGGTCAGGAGAAAGTAATTATAACAAAAAGTAAGAAGGATAAAATTGTGCTCAATAACTGTTTAGAGCCATTTCACGTACTTGTCCTGAGTGTCCAAAATGAATGTGCAGCAGGAATAACCCCAGAACTTTTAAATCGGCTAAAGGGGAAGCAAATCTATATAGGATTTGATTGCGATGATCCAGGTCGTAAGGCAAGTTTGAAGATTAATGAAGATCATCCGGAATTTCGACATGTCAATGTACCAACAAGTTTATGGGAAACACAACAGATCAAAGACTGGGCCGATTGGTATAAAGGTTATGGTAAAGAAGTTCTGTTAGATCATTTCAAAACCAAGAAAATTATATGAATATAAATGACGCAGTAGAAATCTCGTCCAGAGGATATAATAATACACTAAATAATGCTCAAATAGTCTTAGTAGATGCTTATATACAATGTGTATTAGAAGAACCAATGTTAGATTATAGAGAAATTATGGAGTTAACAGAATTGTTTGAACAAATACTAAATAAAATATGAGAGAATTATATGGAGATAAAACAATAGAACAATGGGCAGGTCACACCCAAGAAGATGTAGAAGAAACCTATGACTACAGAGCAGGTTTTATAAAAGGTTGGACATCTGCACAAGAGGAAGATTACAAAGAAATAGCAAGAATAACACAACTATTAAAAGAGGAACTTCTAAGTGATAGAGATTGGAGTAAATCACTAAAAGAAGAAACGTGGATAGAGTATTGTCATGCAAATAAAATAAAGATATGAAGACAATTGATGAAGTAATTAAACAACTACACGAAGTAGGAATAGACCAATATGGTTATGAAGTGCTATCTGTGTGGGGGAAAACAATCATTCAGGAATGTGCAGATAATTTTGAGTGTACAACTGAAAGTGTTTATGTACCAGGTGCTGAAAACGAGTTACAAGAACATCCTGTATTAGTTCGTGATAGTATTTTACGTGTTAAAGAAATGATCAAATGATAACAGCAACAGAAGATAACATAGTTAAGATACTGGATATAGGGAAAAATCAGGTAAGTCCGGAACTTAAAAACCTGCTGGAAGGGCATGAAGCCTGGAAAGATACAGATGATGAGTTAAATGAACACATCTACCAGTTTGATGAAACTCTATACACTATACAGTGGGGAGATGAATCGTTTGAAGAAATGAAGGAGATAGCAATTTTGTGTAACAAGTTCGAGTGTAATTATTTTAGATTAATAACAGTATAAGTTATGGAATCAGCTAGACAATTTTTCCTAAAAGAGTATCTGCCAACAACATCAGATACAGATAGAGAGTTATGGTTAAGAAGCAGTGAAAGTGGCCAGAAGTTCCTATAAATTATGAAAAAGTATGCTCAAGAGGTTGTTGATGAGTGCATAGATAGTATTACTTCCTTGGGACGACATAGCTAGTGAAGTAGTAGATATATTACCTGATGACTTTCTCACAGAAATGCCACAATATGCAAAAAGAATAGATGATGCTATAGAAAGCAATATCGAAGAGATAGAAAAGAATATAAGGAACGTGTATTACCAAATTTAAAGTTATGATAGAAACAGAAATAAATACAGGAGTAATAGAAAAATCCCCACTAGAAAAGATCGTAGATACTCTTGAGTACCAGAAAAAGATCAAATCAGATATCGTAGTACCCTCAGGTATGATCAGGTACGATGGTCTATCGGGGTTATTAAATGCCACTAACTACGAGTATGCACTTACTGATCATACTCACTCACAAATAAGCCAAAAGTTAGAAATACCAATAGGGTATTATAAAAGAATGTTATCAGACACACCTGATCTGTTAGCATCTAATATCAATACCTGGTTATCACGTAAAGAAAAGACAAAGTATCTGTTACGGACCTTTAACTATGACATAGAAGGGACAAGTAACCTTTGTAGGGCAATGTTGTCAGATAGGTACAGCATCTTAGATAACTATGATGTACTCATAGCAGCACTGGAAGCTATCAAAAAGACAGGCATTCATGTAGAGATAGTAAAGGCAGAGATAACAGAGAGAAGGATGTATCTACATGTAGTCGCCCCCGAGATACACATAGAGGCTACAGAGTTGTTAGACGGTTATTTAGCCAATACAGGAGAAGCAAGGTTGAATAACGGTATCATCAGTGGTATGGTAATAACCAATAGTGAAATAGGTTTATCAAGGTTTGAAGTTTCGGCAAGAGCACAAGTTCTAAAATGCCGTAACGGAATGCACGATAGAGACGCTGCTTTTCGTAAGACACATCTGGGGGCAAAAATGAATGAGGGATATGTAGAGTGGTCACAGGGGACAAAGAACAAGAACTATGAACTTATCATCAGTCAGGTATCGGATGCGGTAAAGACGTACTTGTCTACAGAGTATTTAGGTAATTTAACCAGCAGGTTGCTGGCACATAAGTATGATAAGATAGAAAACCCTAAAGATGTAATAGAAGTAGTGTCGGCAGAGATAGGTATCCCCGAGATACACCAACAGCAGATACTTAAACACTTTTACCGGGATGGGGATGAGAGTTCTTTTGGTCTGTTAAGTGCATTTACCAGGGAATCACAGAAAGTAAATGCTGATCTGGCATACGAAATGGAAAGTACAGCAATGGAGTTATTACCAAAGTTTCACAGGTTTGATAAACAAGTTACAAGTAAAAACTAAAAACAAATGGGACGTATAAGTCAAGACGCAGCACATAGTGCATCAGTTAAAATAGTTGCCCCTATACAGAAGAAGATAGAAGAGGTTAATAAAGAGATCAAGGAGTTTCTTACAGTAGTTTATCTGGAAACTGTTCCCCCTGAGGTGATGAAGTTATGGAGGAAACATAGTGAGTGGATGTATCACTTATCAACAGTTTATCCGAAAGGTGTAGGTATAGCCAGTAGTGGTTCACAATCTATAGAAAGTTCTCCTAATAATAGTGGAGGTTATTCAAAAGATTTACACTTATCAAAAGAACAAGCCGCTATTTATGTAAAGCTTATAGACAAAAGAGATGAGCTTAAGGAAAAGTATAAAAATACCCAAAAAGAGATAGAAGTAGCTATCCTATCCCTGGGTACTCATAAAAAAGTAGCAGACCAGTTTCCTGAGGTAGCTGGTTTTTTCATAGAGGGAGTTAAGGAAAATACACAACTGATCGTACAACTTGCCCCTGTACGTGAAAAGGTAAAGTGCTTAGTGAGTGAAGATCAGGAAAAGAAGTGCATAGATAAGTTATAAAAAACTAGTTACAGGATAAGACAGAGAGCAGGTAGGGGTCTATCTGTTCTCGTTTTATTCCTCTTGAGCAGCAAAAATAAAAAAGATATGAAAAGTATAAAGAATTGGTTCAGAACCTTAGCGGCGTTATTATTTATAACTCTTGTGGCTGGTCCTGCAATGGTAATCTGGGTAGTTTTAAAAATAATTACTCTTGGAGAAATGAAAATATGGGTATCTCCCACAAGTACAGATAGTTGGTATTATCACACTATAGAAAGAATAGCTGGACCAGATAGTTGGCTTATAAGCTAGCACACTTATCTTGTAGTGGGGGAGTGACAGAAAGTAGTTATTACCTAGTAACATTAACAATTATTAACAAAATAAATAAAATAGTTTGGTTTATACCAAACTTTTCAGTAGTTTTGTGTTATGAGAAATCCATCAATACTGAAAACTCTACAAGGAGTAACTATTAATCCAGAAAGAGATTTAAAAAGGTTCAAGGAAATAAACGGTTCTGATATAAAGTTTATGATAGCAATTTGTACTTTATCAAATGATTCTGGAGTAATGGAATTATCACCAACTTCTCGTCAAAAAATGATGCAAATTTTTGATATAGGTAAAGCTACCCTATCTGGAAAAATGTCAGAGCTTAGAGAAAAGGGTTTGATTAAGATTTATAATCATACAGCAATGGTTAACCCCGATTACATGTACAAAGGTTCACAAAAAGATTATAATGTAAGAAAGAAAATGTTCGAAAAGATTGAACAGGCTTTAAAGATAAAGGGGGAAGTCAAAACTTATATAATGATAGACCTAACAAATGGATATTATAAAATAGGGAAATCAGACAATCCAATAAAGCGTGAAAAAACATTGCAATCTGAAAAGCCAATGATAGAACTATTACATGTTATTGATAAAAATGTAGAAGCAAAATTGCACAAACAATATGCAGGGAAAAGAGTAAGAGGAGAATGGTTTAATTTAGCAACTGACGATATAGAAGAAATTATAAATGGTAACGGTAACAACCAAACTAATGAACAAGAGGAATTTGAAAATGATCAAAAATAAACAATTATGTCTTGGATAATAATAACAATACTATCATTTATAGTTATAGTAGAAAGTATAATAATATGGCTACTGAGTTCTTTTATTGATACCACATTAAGTCATAAAGATGATATTGCTCAATCTCGAATAACTGCCTGGAAACAAGTACAGAAAGTGGAAGAAGAAAGTAATAAATGGAAGAGTATGTACGAGAAAGAAAGGAGACAATCTGAACACAAATCACGTAAGATAGAGTCGTTCTATCGAGGGGTAATTAGAAAAACTGAAAATGATCAAAAATAAAGAGTATGAAAAAGAAAATAGCAATCAATATAGATGCTAAGGGTAAAGATAAAGAAGCCTGTATAAAAGAAGTAGAAAAAGCATTTAAAGAGGTGAGAAGAGGAATAATAAATGATGATTTATCAGGTGGAGGAATACATAGCCCATACGAAGAAAACCCAAATAATTATGAGTACAACTTCACTATAGAAACTAATAAGTAATGGAAAATAAAGTACAGACAATACAGATACTGGGTCATTGTGTAAAGTATGAAATATTAGAAAGGTATGATGATATAATAATTTTAAAAGCAATGATAGAAACTGCTATAAAAGAGGGAGATGTTTATCATGACATAAGGATATCGAATCCATGTGGTGGACTATCCTTAGATATGAAAATAGGTAGATGGTGGATAGAAAACCCCTGGAAAGAGTTATGTAATGATATGTACCTAAAATTGTTGAAAAATAATGTGCCTGATATACGTGATAAGTATACACTAAATGAACGATATAAAAAACTGAAAGAAAATGATAAAGGATAGAATACAAGTACTACAACATGATATAGACCTGGAACTAAGTGTAAGTATCCCCCTTACTGAGAGAAGTAATTTTATGAAAGAACTAATTGTTAATATAGAAGATGAAATTCATAACGGTAGTTCTTCTGGGATGGAACCAATGTACTATACAGAGGAGATATCAGAACAAGAGTTAGAAACTGATGTTGATGTAATATGGTCAATAGTAAACTGGAAAGAAATCGCTGATCAACTCTATAAAGCAATTAATCAACATACCTATCAGGAAACAGGTACAAAGGATTTGATTGAAGCAGTAAAACAATATGAAGATGCAACAGAAACAAAAAAGGTATAAAATCTGGATAAAAGGTAGTTTCTACCAATTAGAAATGTATGCAGTTAATAAAACTGAATGCAAAAAGTTGACAAAAGAATTTTATGGCAAATACCCTTATTTAATAGAAGAAGATGCAACAGGAAAATAATGAATTAGATAAAGAGGTTCTGAAAGCTGTTTCTAAAATAGTTACAATGAGAGAACTGTTAGATGATATATACAGTTACCTGTTTGATATGTATGGAGAAGCAAATATAGATAGTGGTTCAAGAAGTGGAGATTTGATGAAACGTTATGAAAAACTAATGGAAAATGAGAGTCAAAATAGAAGAAGATGTACTAAATGACGCTCTTGATACAATAAGAGGAGCTACAGATTGTGTAAATCATCTAAAAGCTGAGAACAAGAAACTTAAAGAAGTATTACAACTAATAGTAAAGAGCTTTCCAAGAGAAGTATTAAGTGATCAAATAGGTGAGGAATGGAATGATATAGAGGAATTGATAAATAACTTACCATGATAACAAAAACAGTACTAAATAAAGAAGATACGAAATTAGTATCACGGATATTATCAGATTACTGGTGTTTAAAAACAGGAAGCACAAGTCTAAATAGTGATGGATCTGGTAATATAAATGATCTGGAGATACTGGATAAATTGAGTTTTATAAAAGAAATAATACAAGAACCTGATGAAGAAAATAGAAATTGATCCAATACCAGATAAGTTACTAAAAATAAAGAATGGGTATAAAATAGCAGCGATAACATATATTGTTCATTGTATAATGGGGAATATAGCAGATTGTACAAGTCATCTCAGTATCAAAGAACGAGAGAAGGTAAATAAAGAAGTGGATAAAATTGTAGATGGTTTAATGGTTAAAAGGAGAAAATTACATGGACTACAGTAAAATAGAAAGTAAGTTTGGAAAATGGGGGAAATATTTTCGCCTTTTCATAGAGAGTGAAAAATTTGATGAGATATTCAGAGCACTTAAAGCACGTAAGGGAAAGGTAAATACAGCCCCCGAGAGTAGTGATTTATTCAGAGCTTTTTCTACCTGTGATCCTGATAACCTAAAGGTGATACTGTGTGGTATCGCACCCTATCATACCTTCGTAGATAAGAAGCCTGTAGCAGATGGCTTAATGATGTCAACAAGCAGAACTAAAAAACTACAACCTTCTCTTGAACAGGTTTATGGGGACTGGGAAAAAACATACAATGACACAATAGATGTACAAATGATACAGGACCCTGACTTGGAGTATTTAAGTAAACAAGGGGTGTTATTGTATAATGTAGCATTAACAGTACAGGAAGGTAAACCCTGCAGCGACAATGACCTATGGAAAGAGTTTGATAAGTTCTTCTGGGAAGAGGTTATTAATAAGTATTTTCGTGGAATAGTATGTGTTTTTATGGGAGTACAGTGTCATAAGAGTGCTAACTATCTGTTACCAATGGTACACTATCCCTTTACCATTTCACACCCCGCGAGTGCGTCATATAATAACACAACTTGGGATAGTGGGGGGATATGGTTAAAGATAGATAAAATACTGGAACAGAACAATGGAGTAAAAATTAAGTGGTATAAAAGAAAAGGAGAGGATGAAGAAAATTACCCCGAATGGGTAACAAAATCAATGTATCAGAAATCACAGGTAAATGAAGATGAAGTTTTATCGGATCTCCCCTGGAGCAAAAAGAAGTAATTATGAAAACAAAAATAATAGAAAATGAGCAGAATAGAGTATGAATACACAGATCGGGAGCAAGAACTGTATTCGCAATCACAAGAACAAGGTGATGGTAACGAACCCCCAGACAAGGTAACTAAATGGATAGTACTCGCTATTGTGATAGGAGTACTCCTTGGAACATTAATAACACATAAACACTAAGTAATGAGCACAAGAATAGATAAAAAAGATACCCTTGATATAGCAGATGGAATAGCAAAACAGATATATACAGCTCTTCAAAATGCACATATAGGAAATATAAATTCTCCTCATGTATGGATAAGGGAAATCATACAAGAAGGTCTAAATGACTGGATAAGTGATTGTGAAATAGAAGATGCCATGAATGGTGATTATCAACCTTAATACTACACATATATGTCAAAAACGATAGAAGAAATACAAGTAGATAAAAAGTTTCTGAAATGGTTCTCAAAAAATGGTTACCATGTAAGCTATTCCAATAAACATATTCCTGTATATTGGAATAAAAATGACTCCCCGGGAACTAAAGATAATATAACAGGAGATACTCTAGGACAAACTTGTTACGATTTGGTAGAAATTTATAAAATTTACGAAAAAAGAAATAACGCAAATCATGCCAAAGACAATAACAATTTATGGTAATTACGGAGAACTGATAGCAAGTGTCAGGACAGGTAAGGTAACTGAGTACAGACCAGAATCAGAAGATGATAAAGAGTATGCAGCTATTAC